AACTGGGGCAGGACCACCACCATAGGTGGCGGCCCCGACTCAATCACTCAGCAGCATGCCGTTCAGCAGTCACCTGCCCAACATCTAAACCATGACGCCTAGCGTGCTGATTATCATAGATAAGCTGATACTTCTCTAAACCATCTTCGATGGTTCGATTAATTGATGCCAAAGCATCAACCAAAACCCTAGGGTCAAGAACCATCTCATGACACGCCGCAGTAACCTGCGACCCAGGCATAAAGTCTCTAAACGTACGGATCTCTTCCAAGAGATCCGACATATCATTAACATTCATAACAGTTCCTCCAAACTGTTTCAGTGTCTCAAGACACTGAATTAAACCCACCGTAGTCAAAGAGAGGCGGCATAACGGCGGCATCAATACTCGATGGATTTAATTCAGCAGCCTAAACCGCTGGTGGGAGTTTCTCTCCCCTCCAAAAGAGGGGGGAGAGAAACACCCAACGACTCACTTATTCAGCAACTCAACAGCCTTCTCAAGCGTCAAGTCATAAGACAAGGCATATGCCCAGCCATCATAATCAGGCCGATTAAAGTCTTTCAAAGCGACCACAAACGGTGCCTCAGGAAAGGGACATTCGTCCCTTTTCACCAGAATTCTAAAGAATCCAGGATCACGAGGATCTTCAACTTTGTCGATAATGGCGTAGCCATTTGACGTGGTAATTTCCATTTCAACAACCTCCCAGTTGCCATGTTTCTCTGTCTTATTTACTTCTTCACTACGTTACAGAAGTAAATAAGACGAGAGACCCAGCCTATTGACTGGCCTAACCCTCCAAGCCCTAAGGCTTGGAAAGAAAGGTCAACCAACGCTGTAAGCGCTACTTAATTTGACCAGCACAAGCAGTCTTGAAACGATCAATATCAAAGAGATCGTTCTCTTGAGCAAAGTAAGTAACAAATTCCTCTACAAGGAATTCATGGACATCTGGACCATAGTCCAGAGCATCGACTCCTTCTCTAAGAATTGAAGCTACAGCTTCAAAGTGTTTTCTAGTTAGCATCGAACCTCCATCCGATTTGTTGAGAGTTGTTCTCTCCTCTCAAAAGAGAGGAGGAGAGAACAACCTCAAACCATTAAATTAAACACCCTCGATCATCACAATCGAAAGCTCATAAAGATCATGCTCGACCTCTGGTCGAACAAACTCTTCCAGATTCTCAACAATCCAAAGTTCACACTGTTCCAGTGTGCCAACAAACTCAAAACCCTCCGAATCTGGTAAACAACCAGCCGAAGCATAAACCACTCCATAATCTTCCATCGAAATCCTTCCAAGAACCTCTACAGATTCCACAATTTCCTCCAGTTTGGGGTTGTCTCTCCCCTCCAAAAGAGGGGGGAGAGACAACTCTTTCTCAGTGAATCAAGCCAAGACCTCATAATCCCTATCAAGACGAACATAGAAAGCCCGATTCTCATCAATTTCACCACCATCAGGAAATTCATCATTCCAAAGACCCGAACGATGAACCCACCAACCAGCTACAACCTTGTCATAAACCTTGACACTCTTCAGAGTGTCCTTATAGGAATAACCACAACAATCCACATGGTCTACGACCATCCCAGACCGAAGGTCTGAACCTTTAACAGTTACAGTTTCCACAATTACCTCCAAATTGTTGGGAGTTTCTCTCCCCTCCAAAAGAGGGGGGAGAGAAACACCCAAATGAATCAACCAACATCACCATGCATAAGACTAAAAGCATCAAACTTCGACGGAATCCTAGATTCCAACTCAGAATTACACTGTTTGAGCTTTAGCTCAATTACACAAGCCAAATGAACCAGTTGATTATTATTTAAGTCCTTGATCCTAAGATCAAAGTTTGGCGAAGCCACAAAAGTTAAATCCATATCGACCTCCGTCGAAATTGGGGTTTGGGGTTTGTTTCCCCTCAAACAAGAGGGGGAAACAAACTCTTTCTCAATGAATCAGCTATTCAGATCTTCCAATTGACATTCATAATGAAAAATCATGTCCTCAACCTCTTCCAGCCAATCATCCTGTTCAGGATGAAAAACCTTGTCAGCCAGATAAGTCTTCAATTCGTTCAAGGAACGAATCCGATAACGAATCGACTCTTCAATCCTTGAAGACGTAGACACTTTGTACATTTTGACCTCCAAATTTCGGTTTGGGGGTTTCTCTCCCCTCCAAAAGAGGGGGGAGAGAAACCTCTTTCAAAGAGAACCAAGCTACTTTCAGAACCCCACAGCACCAACCACCAACCACCGAAGGGTTGGACCGTAGGTCCAGTAGTCCGCCATTTGCCGACAGCTTCCTCGATTTACAGAGTAAATCCTGGGCGAAACTCAGTACAAAGTACTGAGAATTACTTAGTACAGAGTACTAAGTGCAGCAGCAGACCACCGAACACAGTTCGGTGACCCTACCCCACCCCCCTTCGGGGGGTGGCCCCCTAGCGCACGTATATGTATAGATATCCATTTACAGTGCGTTTGGTTTTTTGAACTTGGTACCTTTGTCGCCTGTATGCGCCAAAGTACTGAGTGCTAGTACTTAGTATCAATCTCCTCCCCTGGGGGGTGAGGAGATTGGTACTTAGTAATTACTTAGTATAGAGGTTTTGTGTCCCGCTTTTGAAGCTGTTTGGGATGTTCTGTAATGGTACTGTAATATTGTTTGCAGGTGTCTGTTCGGGACATCTACTCTACTATGTGGGTAAATAACATAGGAGCGCTTACATGCCACAGAATGGTGGGGGTCGGGGTTGGTCTTGGGATGAGGATTCTCATCAGCGGGTGATGCCTGAGAATTGGAAGTTGTTGTTGGAGTGGTTGTTGCTTGGTCCTGAGAGGTCACCTAAGACTCAGAAGGAGTGGGCTGGGGATCACGCTATTCATCAGGATTCGATTCGTCGTATTAAGAGGGATCCCCGTTTTGTTCGTGAGTGGGATCGTCGTGCGTCGGAATTGAACATCAACCCTGAACGTGTTCAGAGCGTCATTGATGCTTTGTGGCAGCAGGCTGCCCAGGGTGATGTGAAGGCTGCTGCGTTGTATTTGCAATATATTGATAAGTTCACTCCGAAGCGGAGGGTTGTTGTGGAGGATGATCGGGACGTTTCGTCGTTTAGTGATGATGAGTTGGCTTCGTTGTTGGAGGAGGAAGTGGTTTCTTTGCGTTTGATTAAGGGTGGTTTGGACGATGCCTAGGGTTGGTCGGAAGCATTATCCGTATACGGCGAAGGGTCGTGCTGCGGCTGCGAAGCGGGCGAAGCGTGTGGGTAAAAAGGTGTCGCATACGGGGAAGAGTCGGTGAGTGAGTTGAGGGATCCGAGGACGTTGGTGGAGGTTTTTGAGGATTTTCCTGAGTTGATGGGTGAGCGTGCTGGTTTGGATCCGTTTCGGGACGATACGCCGTTGGAGTGTGGTGTTGATGAGGTTGAGGTGTGTGATTCGTGTCAGTGACTAGTTTTAGGGTTTCGGTTTGTGCTGGTCAGGGGTTTAAGATTCCTGCGATTGTGCGTGAGTACAGGTTGGCGGATCGGGTGTGGCCGCATGAGCCTGGTGTGACTGTTTTTGGGGATTCTCCGTCGATGTTTCCGTATCGGAAGTATGTGCCTGAGCTTGTGGATGGGGGTGAGGGGTGATGGTTGACGATTTGGAGCAGGATTTTAAGCAGATAAAGATTAGTCGGTTGACGTTGGGGCTGATTATGTCTGTGGCTGTTACGTCTGGGGTGGTTGTTTGGAATGCTGCTCAGGTTGCTGGCCGTATTAGTGAGTTGGAGGATTCTGTTAATCAGATTCAAATCGATATGAATGTAATCCAGGAAACCGATCCCGCGATTTTGTTGCGTTTGGATGCAATGGAAGATGCTTTGGATGAGTTGAACGATCGGGGTATCGACGCTGGCGAGTTGGGGGAGAGGATTGACGGGGTGGAGGAGTGGTTAGCGGAGTTGGTGGAGTCGGATCGTGATTCTGGGGAGGAGTTGCGGTGGGAGTTGGATGAGTTGCATCACCGTCAGTGGGCATTTGAACAGGCTATACGTTCACGTAAGTGGGGTGATGAGATACTTCGGGAGCATCTAGGGTATTGATGTGGGCCGTTTGACTGAGTTGCGTCATGAGGTGGAGTGGCGGAAGTGTGTTCGGAGTGAAAGATATTTTCTTGAGAATTATTGGTTTATTGCTCATCCTGCTCATGGGCGGATTCTTTTTGGTTTACGTAAGGCGCAGGTGGCGGCTATCGGGGAGTGGGCCGAAAATAGGTACTCGCTTACATTGAAGGCCCGTCAGATTGGGTGGACGACGCTGATTGCGGCGCACCAGTTTTGGTTGGCGTTTTTTTATGCGGATCAGAACATTATTGATTTGAGTCGTACTGAGCGTGAGTCTGTTTTGTTGTTGCGTAAAAGTAAGTACGGGGCGAAGCATTTGCCTGGTTGGATGGTTGATCGTGGACCGAAGTCGCTTGTCGAACACCAGCAGCGCATGGCGTTCGACAATGGGAGTCAGATTGTGTCGATGCCTTCTGCGTCGGATCCTGCTCGTGGTGAATCTGCGACTCTGATTGTTGTTGATGAGTGGGCGTTTCTTCCGAATGCGGAGGAGGCGTGGGCGTCGATTGAGCCTGTGGCTGATGTTGGTGGCCGTATTGTTGGGTTGAGTACGGCGAATGGGTCGGGAAACTTTTTTCATCATTTGTGGACTGGGGCTACGACGGGGAATAACAAGTTTTCGCCTATGTTTTTTCCGTGGTCTGCGACGGAGGATAGGGATGAGGCGTGGTATGAGTCGAAGCGGGATTCGATGTTGCCGTGGCAGTTGGCTCAGGAGTATCCGTCTACCCCCGAGGAGGCTTTCATTCGTTCGGGGAACCCTGTGTTTGATTTGGATGTGCTTGATGCTATGCAGATCCATGTGGAGGCTGGCCGTTACGGGTATTTGCATGAACTCCAGCCAAGGGTTTTGGAGTTCAGGTGTTGACGGTGTGGCAGGAGCCAGAGCGGTGGAGCGGATACGTCCTTGGCGTGGATACGGCTGAGGGTTTGGGTCATGGCGATTATTCGTGTATTCAGGTTTTGGATGCGAAGGAGGGGAAACAGGTTGCGGTGTGGCATGGCCATATAGCGCCTGATGAACTCGCTTACGAGGTTCATAACATTGGGATTTGGTATGGGAATGCTTTGTGTTGTGTGGAGTCGAATAACCACGGGTTGACGACTATTACTCAGTTGCGGCAGTTGGGGTATCCGAATATGTTTCGGCGTAGGTCGTTGAATAGTCAGACGGATCGGATGTCTCAGGAGTTTGGGTGGAAAACGACGAGGACTTCTAAGCCGTTGATGATTGATGATTTGTCGATGGCGTTGCGTAACAGTGAGTTGGTTATTAAGTGTCAGCACACCATCGCAGAGTTACGAACGTTCGTTCGTAATGAGCGGGGAAGTATGTCGGGTTCTCCTCATGATGACCGTGTGATGGCGTTGGCGTTGGCGAACCAAATGCGCAAGTTTGCTTTTGTTCCTGAATACGTTCAGGATGTCGATGACACCTACACATTTGATTGGTGGATGAGGAAAGCCAACAAACGGGAACCTGTAGGCGATACCATCGGTTTGAATACTGTTCGTGGGACAGCTTAAATATGTGTGTAGGACTTATGTCTATGATTGGAGCAGCCGATAATGGCTAGTAATCGCAAATACAATGCGTCAGGGATGGGCGAAACAATGCGCCTGAACCATGCGCAACTTTATAATGGTCCCCCCGCTGAGGGTGGGTCGCAACCCAACAAACCTCGTTTTACGGGAACTATGGATGACGCTGTTCCTGGCGATAAGGGTGCGGGGGTACGGGGTAGGGAAACACCTACCACACCTCAACCTCTTAATGGCAAAGTAGAGCCCAATGTTCGTGCAGCGAATCAGCCTGACGGTGCTGTTCACAGCACTTGATTCCTCAAGACGCCACCTTTGAGGAATACTGCGATCTTCTCGTCGGAAAGTATGGAAATCTTTCCGACGAGGAATTGCAGTCCCGTTGGAAGTGGCATCGGAAAGTTAATGGAGTCGTTCTTTCGAGTGGGCGTGGTCACCGTAGTCAGTTGCCTCCTGAAGATCAGGATTTGACGATGAAGCAGCGTGAGAAAAAAATAATCGAGGAAGCTCTGGCTGCTGGGCACACCCCCGAATATGTCGGTCGGCGCTGGGTGTAGCTATGGCAAGAATTAGTAAAGCGGAACGGTTCTCTCTAACCAAAGACAGAATCGATAACACCTATAAGTGGCGTAGCGAAGAAGGCTACGACGCTAAATGGCATCGGATGATTGACCTTTATAGGGGGAAAACGTCTCTCGATGGCACGAGTGGCTATCAGGGAAATGTGAGTAATGACCGCATTTCGGTGAATATGGCATTTAGTACGATCAACGTGATTGCGCCAAGTGTCGCTGTTAATCATCCAACTGTCACTGTTACAGCCAACAAAGAGGGCGACGAATCGCGAGCCGTTTTTGTTGAAGCGATTATTAACTATTTGTGGCGACATCATGACTATCGGACGCCGTTCCGACGAACTGTTAAAGATTTCCTGATTGTTGGGCATGGCTGGTTGAAGATTGGTTGGCGTTTCGTAGAAGAAGAACGAGACTTGACTTCTGAGGAGATGGCAGCCGAATACGACAGGGCAACTGTTGAAGTTGACCAGTTCGCTTATGACAACCCTGAAATGGTGAATGATCTTCCATCTGATCAAGATGTGATAGATGCCATTCCTCACAAAACAATGGAAGTTGTTGAGGACCAAGCGTTCGTTGAACGGGTATCACCGTTCGACATGCTTGTAGATCCAGAGGCCACCTGCCTAGAAGATGCCCGCTGGATATGTCAACGTATTATTCGTCCCCTGGCCGAAGTCAAAAAAGACACCCGATACAAAAAGTCGGTGCGGCTAACTCTTCAAGCGGACGCAGGTGTGCGTTACCGCTGGGACGGGGATCAAGAACGAGAAAATTATAGTGAAGTGTCTGCACGGGTCACCCTGTACGAGTACTACGACTTAGAAAACGGCACGATCTCTGTGTGTGCCCATAGTGGTGATGACTACCTGTTGGATCCCCAACCAATGCCGTACCACTTCGGTCATCCGTTTGTGATGCTCCGCAACTACGACATTCCTGATGTGTTTTATCCGATGGGTGATTTGGAAGCAATCGAATCGTTGCAAGAGGAACTCAATAAGACTCGTTCACAGATGGTGAACCACAGAAAACGGTACGCCAGAAAGTACTTATTTCACGAGCGTTCCTTTGGTCCTGAAGGGCGGGAGGCGTTGGAATCTGACGATGACGGGCGTTTCGTTCCCGTTATCGATGAGAACCGTGATCTTGCTGGGGTGGTGCAACCTTTGCCGCAGGTTCCTTTGGCACCTGAAATGTATAATCACTCGGCGCTGATTGAGGGAGACATCAACACTGTAAGCGGCGTATCTGAATATGCCCGTGGGCAGATGCCTGAAACGAGGCGCACAGCGACGGAAGCCAGCATCATTGTTGATGCGGGCAACGCTCGTGCAGCCGACAAACTTGCAACTGTAGAAATCGGTATTTCGGAAGTTGCACGCTTGGTTATGCAACTCATGATGCAGTACATGACTGATGCGCAAATGGTGCGAATCACAGGCAAAGATGACCAAAAGTATTTTGTCGCATACACCCGTGACGACATTATTGGAGAATTCGATTTCGCTGTAGAAGGCGGCTCTACGCAACCGTTCAACGAAACGGCTCGCCGTCAGCAAGCAATTTCACTATTAAACGCTATGGCCCCACTGATCGGCACCGTTGTTGATCCTGCGGAAATAGCGAAACATGTGCTGTCTTATGGGTTTGGGATCAATGACCCTGACCGTTACATGATTCAGCAGCAGCCAATGGCACCCGACATAGGTGCTGAGGCTGGGGAACAAATGGCCCCGCCCCCGATGTCACAAGGTGGCATGGGGCCAGGACCAATTCCTGAACAGGTTTTTGAAGGCACAGGTGGAGTACCACCCGAACTGGTTAAGCAACTCGAAAATCAAATGGGTGTAGAGTTGCCCAACATGCGGTAATGGGACACTCCGATGTGTCATATAGGAACACCCGAAAGGATTCCTGATGGATGAAGAAACAGCGTTGGGACTGGATACCAGCAACCCAGACGTTTCTAGCGAAGCAACTGGCTCCACTTACACTGTCACTGTTGACGGTGAACAAATGGAAGTACCAGAAGCGGAGCTTATAAATGGCTACCAACGCCAAGCGGATTACACCCGTAAGACGCAAGAGTTGGCAACTGAACGCGAAAGATTGGCTCAAGGTGAGGCAATCGTCCAAGCGCTGGAGTCTGACCCCGCAAGTGCCGTATCAGCATTAGCTGATGCGTTTGGGGTCAGAATGGGCAACCAAGTATCCACTCCCAATGAGGAGACGGAAGAACTGGACCCAGAAGAAACCAGACTTAGACGACTTGAATCGGCCATTGAAGAACAAGGTCGCTTAAACAGACAGCAAAATTTGCAGAAGGAAATGGGTTCTCTTCGGGATAAATACCAGGCAGATATTGACGAAAATGCGTTGTACTCGCACGCTTTGAAACACAACATCGGAAATCTTGATGCTGCTTACGCTCACATGACCTACGGGGATTTGGCGGAGAAAGCAAAGAACTCTGAGATTGTGGATGAGAAACGTGCCGCTTCGATTGTTGAAGCGGGCTCGGGTAGCGCAGAGGGTTCAGTCAGTCGGGAATTTAATACTGCGGTGACTTCTATTCGTGACGCATTTGATCTTGCTAAATCCGAATTAAACGCTTAACAAGTTAGGAGCTTCAAATGGCTGCTGGAAACGCAGACTTTGATCAAATTTTGAGCACTACGCTCAGAAACTATGTACCGAAGCTCGCTGACAACGTATTTACGGCTCGTCCTCTGTTTTATGCGCTAACCAATGGTCAAACCATTCGGCGCATCAATGGCGGAGCAAAAATCGTTGTCCCGATTATCTACGGTACGAACTCAACTGCTGGCTCATACGCTGGTGACGACACTATTGCCATTACGGCTCAGACTGGCATTACTGCCGCTGAGTACGACTGGAAACAGTATGCGGCATCTGTAACCATCACTGGTATTGAGGAAGCAAAAAATAACGGCGAAGCAGCGATCATTGACCTTCTCGAAGGCAAGATCATGCAAGCCGAACAAACCATTATCCAGAACTTCAACACGATGTTCTGGGCCAATGGAACTGGTAACAGTAGTAAAGACATGAACGGCATGAGCAACCTCATCGACGACAGTGGAACTGTTGGTGGTATTGACGCAAGCGACGCAGACAACGACTGGTGGAGATCATCTCTCACCGATGTTGCTGGTGCACTCACGCTTGTAGGCATGTCAACGATGTATAACAATGTTTCAGTTGGTAATGACCAACCGACCATTATCATCAGCGACCAAGACGAATACGAAAAGTATGAGTCTTTGCTTCAGCCAGCGCTTCGTTACACAAGCGCAGAGGTAGCAGACGCAGGCTTCCAAAACCTTTTGTTTAAGGGAGCGCCCTGCACCTATGACAGTGATGCAAACCTGGATGGAAAGATGTTCTTCTTGAACACCAAATACCTCAGGCTTGTTGCTCACACCGAAACATGGTTCCAGGCGACACCATTTGTGCGGCCTACGAACCAAGATGCTCGCTATGCACAGATCTTGTGCTACGGCCAGCTAACAACCTCAAATCGGGCACGCCAAGGCATGCTATACGGCCTAACCGACTGAGATTAGTGGGGTAAGAATGCAACGGGAAATAGCTTTGGTTTATAGTCGGGACGCAAGACCAGCAGGGTCTAGCGGTACCCGACCAGGACATTATGCTCCTGGACAAGCGAAGGGCGCTCGGCCTGTGGCTGGCGTTACCGAGTTCAATGAACCAGAAGCTGTTCCCGTTGCATCCTGCTCTGCGACGACCCGTGCGGGCAATTCGTGTAAAGCGCACCCTGTTAGCGGGTCGGCTCTTTGCATCGGCCACACCAGACAAATGGCGGCTAGCTGATGGCTTTAACGCTTACGCAAATGCGTACACAAGTACGAAGCGTTGTGGATATTGATTCAAC